GAGTAGCAGGATGCTAAAAATTCGCCTTTGCCTAAATCGCCGCATTCAAGGGGCCAGGGCCTAATTTGCCATTCGAGCAGCTGGAACGTGTCACCACATGCCGCCAGCGCACACCGGGTCGCGTGATGCACCGACGTGGATATTACGAAATATTTCGAGGTGGAACGTCCATCGCCCATGGTGAGCAGCAGTAAACGCGGGCACGCGAAAAAGCGGGCTCCGCCCGCAGCTGGGACGTGGGTCAAGTTACGTAAGCAAAGCCAGCCCCTAGGTTAGGAGCTGGCACGTTTTCAAGCGTGCGGCGATTGCAGCGGTGATACTTTCTCTTGTTTCAAGCCACGCCACGCCCTGGCCTTGTCCATGGATTGAACCAGTTTGGCCATGGCTGGCACGTCACCACTTGCCGCCGCGATGTTGAAGTGATGCTGAAGTGTTGCGAGAATTGAAAGCGGGTTTAGGTCATCCTGTTCTGATTCTGCTGGGCCGTCGTCACTGGCATCGATTGTTTGCTGTGCTTGCCGAATAGCGTCATAACTGACGGATCGACTGATTTGAAAGCGGACGGATGCCATTGTTGCCGCGCTGGAATGGGTGATACCAGACTCAAGCCATCCACGAATGACTGATTGGCGCTGCTCGATTTCGAGGTGTGTTGCCATGGTGTGGCGATTGACTACCAAAGCACAATAACAGGAAAGGCAGGAAATACAAGACGATTGGCGAATGTTGGTGCGTTTTGGTTTTGGGGGTTGACGGTTCTTTCTATTGTGATCTAGTATTGGCGGGAACCACACCTAAAGGTCACTCATGTCCACCCTCATTGAAGCCGTTAAGGCGGACCCTACATATTGGGACTGCCCCGAACTGGATACTGATTTACATATCCTGAATAGTTTGGGGGAACCCTTAGCTCTGCCTGATCACATTGACGCCAGTGATTGGGTCAGCGAGCAGGAACCTGCGTTGTTGCGTTGGTTCGCACGCCAGACTTGCCAGCAGTATCGCGCAGAGTTACGAGACAACACCTACAACTCGGAGAATGATTTCTCGGCTAATTTCGTCTTCACTTTTTATGTTCCCGAGGATTGTTCGGACTGGTGCTATCAGGACAATGTCTTTGTGACCGTTGAAAAGCACCTAGGCGGTGACGTTCGCGGAAATTATGGCAACTTCAGCGTTTTCCGCGTTGACTCAATCGCTGATTCTGGTTTCCTGGACTGGGTGTGCAGCTGGCACGCTTCACCCTTGCCAGCTGATGCTGACGCTGATTATCCCGAGCTAATGAGCTGGAATGATCGATTTTCTCAGGGTTACAGCTCGTGGCCTACTGGCGAAGTTCGGGATGCCCTAGCGAGCAAAGAACCCGCCTGGTGCGATACCCGCAAGACATGGCTGGCACGGTTGCAGGATGTCCCATTTCCTGTGGTGCTAACCCCAGTTGGGCCCTTCTACTGCTGACCTTTTAATCTAAACCCAACACTTTTTAAGTTATGACTTATCACCAATTCACAAACGACACTGGCGAAACCTACGGATCGTTTGAGGTCTTCTACGACATAGGGTCCCTCACACTGCTAGGGAAGGAAGTTAACGCTGGTTTCTACTGGTGGTCTTGCTTTCCCGGGTGCCTACCGGATGGCGATCCTAACGGTCCCTTTGAGACTGAAGAGGATGCAATCGATGACGCTAATGCCTACTAAAAATGGAACTTAACAACATCCTTTCTATCCGCTTCACTGGCCAGCGTGTCAGTGCTGAGCGTTCCGACGATTCTCCTACGGGCTGGTGCGTTACTGGTTGGGAGCAAGGGCTTCCAGTCTGCCGGAAGCCGATAGGCGTTGACGAAGTTGTGAAGCTCTGCGAGCGGTTCGACTACCAAGTCACAAGGCTGTGACGCTTTGAGAATTGATTGTCGGCGTTGCACGTTGGCAACTCCTTCTGAATTGCTACAATACAAGCAAGCGGGACACACCCGCGCAACTTACAAAAACAATGAAAAACTCACCAATTGATTTTCTTCTGGCCTTCCTTCTTTTTAGTTTTGAGTCTGCTTGTTGGCTGATCAACCGAGCAGCTGGTTTTCATGATGCGGATTACTTGTTGAACAAGGGAAAAAAGAAAGCGATACAGGTTTATGTCGCAGCTATTGAACGGTTGGACTCGATGACTAAGCGTCAATTGCAGGATTTAACGGGGCTCAAATCCAGCCGGTATTCGAAGTTTGATTTGGTTTATGAAGCTTCAAAGCAGGACGTAGAAGAGTTTATGGCGTTCTTCGCAGCTAACCGTTGCCACTACTCTTAGGCCGGAAGTGTGCCCACATCGGGCACATTTTCTGAGATCAACCCCCGCTATCACAACTATTAACACCAATCCGATTTAACATGACTTTATCAACACGATCACGATTCGTATCAACCAGCGTCTTCGCTATCAGCGGTATCGTGGCGGCTTTTTCAGCGGTCACGGTTGCTAGCGTGCTATCCGCTAACCCCAAGGGCCCCGACGCCTCTGGGCAGGCCGTGGCGCTTATTGGCTGTGCTGCCCTGGCCGGGACTTGCCTGACCCTGGCCGCCGGTGCCGCCACTGACGCCGACTGATACGAATTCGTATCGGTCACGAAATGTAACAATCGACCCGTTCTCAATAAGGGGGACGGGTTCGCAACAAGGGCGGCATGGCGTAAGACATAGGGAACCTGCTGGTACGTGGGAAACATCTGTTACTGTAATACTAAGGGGGCATGGCCCAAAAGTCAACTATCCTGTAGTACAAGCCCCAAAAAAATACGCACCCAATACTTTCTTCTGTAATACATGGCCGTACGCACACCACCCCCGCTATCGCTACGGCACGCACAGGGTGAAGTTTTTAACAGTGACGTACGTTTTCGCGTACTAGTCGCAGGCCGCCGCTTCGGGAAGTCCTACTTAGCCTGCATCGAACTCTTGCGTGGAGCGATTGCCGCCCCCGGCGAGACCTTCTTTTACTGCGCCCCGACTTACCGCATGGCAAAAGACATTGCCTGGAAAGTCATGAAACGTATTGTTCCCCCGGCATGGATCAAATCCAAGAACGAAACGGACCTAAAGCTGGAACTTGTCAACGGTTCCACGATCGAACTAAAGGGCACCGAAAACGCAATGGCACTACGGGGCCGCAGTTTATCCGGCGTGGTACTCGACGAAGCCGCATTTATGGACGCACCTGTCTGGTTCGAGGTAATCCGCCCCGCATTAGCCGACAAACAGGGCTGGGCCTTATTCATTTCCACCCCCGATGGAACGGCCAGCTGGTTTTACGAACTGTGGCAATACTGCATCACAGGCGACGCCAACTGGAAACGGTGGAGCTTCACTACGATCGAAGGCGGCAACGTTCCACCGGAAGAAATCGAAGCTGCGCGAGGCCAACTCGACCCCCGAACTTTCCGCCAAGAGTTCGAGGCCAGCTTTGAAAACCTATCCGGCCTCGTTGCCGTCTCATTTAGCGACGCCAACATCAGCACAGAAGCCAAGGACATTCCAATCCTTCCACTACTACTGGGCGTGGACTTCAACGTGGACCCCATGACGGGAATCTGCGCCGTCAAAGACAACGACACCCTCTACGTTTTCGACGAAATCCACCTAACAGGCGGCGCCACCACCTGGGACTTCACGGAAGAAGTAATCCGCCGCTTCGGCCTGGAACGTCGCATCATGGCCTGCCCGGACCCAACAGGCGGCGCCCGCAAAACGCAGGGTGTAGGCGCAACCGACCACAACATCCTACGAAAATCCGGTTTCCGCGTCTGCGCACCCCGCAGCCCGTGGAAAGTACGCGACAAAATCACCGCCGTCAACACCGCCCTTTTAGACGCCACTGGAACGCACCGCTGCTTCATCCACCCACGCTGCAAGGAACTAATCAAATCATTCCGCAGCCTGACCTACTCCCCTGGAACGGGCCTCCCAAATAAAAACCTCGGCGTAGACCACGCATTTGACGCCTTCGGCTACCTATGCCTACAACAATTCAACCTGGCAAAATCAGGCGTAATGGGCACAACTTCATATAGGTTGTATTGAGCTACACAAACCAATGGTTAATTACGAGGGGCCAAAAAAGCGAACCCGTGGTGATAAACGCGCCCAGGAATACATCGAAGCACGTCAACGCCGCATGTACCGCCACCAACTGGACGGCCACAGCGTGCGCCAAATCGTATATGAGCACAGTGCCCGCGAGGGTATCAGCATCCCCACTGCCTGGCGCGACTGGGACCAAGTAAAACAGTGGACCGAAGAGGACTGGATCCGCGACCGCGAAGCAATGCTGGGCCGCATCCAAACCATGCGTCTCCGCGTCGTCCACGCCGCCATGAAAAAGGGCCACTACCAAGTCGCGGCCCAAGTTTTGGATTCCCTGGGACGTGTTCTGGGCGAAAATACGCCCGAACAAGTCTCGGTTCAAGTACCATCACTAAATATCCAAGTCGAGCCCAAAGTAGTTACCGCCCAACTACCCGAAAGCGACGTAATCGAAGCCGAAATAACACCACAAAAAGAGGTAGATTCAGTTGAACCCCGCGAGTAAATCAATGCCCGGACACTACGGCCAAGGCAAAAAGAAGAAGCCCAAGGGAAAGAAAGGCCCCAAGAAGTAGAATATGAACAGCTGTCGCGATTTCCATGGCAAAACGCGGTTTATACGCCAATATCCACGCCAAGCGTAAGCGCATCAAGGGTGGCGCGGACGAAAAGATGCGCAAACCAGGCTCAAAAGGCGCTCCAACCGCTGGAGCGTTCAAAAAAGCAGCTAAAACCGCTAAAAAATCGAGGAAAAAGTAATGCCTGCTGTTGCTACCACCGCTGTTGACCGATTTACAAACGTCGTCGAGCACACTGGGGCCACAATGTCCGCTGTGGGCGATTCGTTTGAGGTCCCTGGCCACACCACCGAGTACAGCTTTGCAGCTGCGGTAACAAGCGAAGCAAATTTCACCTTGGCTTTAGAGGCCAACTTCAACGGCAACGGTAGCTGGTTCACTATTGACACCAGTAAAACCATCAATGCGTCTGGCCAATACGTCTACTTTTACAGTGGGAGGCCTGCATCTAAAATCCGCATGAGAATAGCGTCCATTTCTTCTGGAACGGTATCTCTCACACCCCACATTGTTGCGGCTTACCACGGTTAATGGGTACTCGAATCATCAGCGGTTTTTGCACCCATCTTGAGGTGGATTCCGAAAGCCGCACCACCGAAGCATCATTTGCCTTTATGACACCGCAAGATCCCGAAGATTTTGCGGGGCTGATGGTGCGTCTTGCTAGCGGCATCGAAGTAATGATCGAAGTCGAGGATGAAGAATGATCGAATACCGCGGCGAAAAATTCAGCGGCTACAACAAGCCAAAACGCACCCCAAATCACGCAAATAAAAGCCATGCGGTGCTTGCCAAAGAAGGCAACACGGTAAAGCTGATCCGTTTTGGCCAACAAGGCGTCAAAGGCAGCCCAAAAAAAGAAAACGAAAGCGAATCGGCCCGCAAACGCCGCGAAGCATTTAAGAAACGCCATGCCGCTAATATCAAAAAAGGTAAAATGTCCGCCGCTTACTGGGCAAATCGCGAGAAATGGTGACTAAGTGACCTATTCAGTTCCCGGCCAAATCCGCACCCACCTTGTAAGTTCCAGCACAATCGGT